ACATCTGCATCAACTATAACTCCAGATGCTATAGCAACAACTCCTGCGTTAGTCATAGTAGCGTCACCTGACAATGCAGCTGCAGTAAACCCTGTTCCATCTCCAATTAAAATCTGAGTGGATGTTAAAGCTACTTCTGATAAAACACCAGAGCTATTAGCATTTCTTCCTAATATAGAATTAGCCGCTACGTTTTGTATGTGTGCAAAATCTATTGAAGCTGCTGCATAGTGTTCGCTATCTATCGCATCATCTGCGATATGAGCATTGTCGATAGAGCCGTCAGTATAGTGTTCACTATCAATAGCATCATCAGCTATTTTGGCAGCTGTAATTGCATCTGCTGCTATCATTGCTGTTTCTACAGCAGTATTAGCTATAGTAACAGCTCCATTATTTGCTATTGTTACATCTCCTGATATAGCTACAGGATTATAACTCGTACCATCTGCTACTAATATATAAGTATCTGTATTAGTAGCCATCTTCAAGTCATCTCCACTAATAGTAAGATCACCTGCAACAGATACATCAGCACCAGAAAATGTTAATGCTGTTGTAGTACCTGATTTAATTATTAAGTTACCACTATTGTTAGTAGCTGATCCAAAGGTAGTACCACCATCTTTAAAGAATACATCTCCGCCATCTGCATCAAGATTTATATCTCCTGATACATCCATTGTCATATCTGTAACACCACCTGTAGTTGAATTAATAGTAAATACATCAGTTATAGTGCCATCAGTTTTAGCAACACCAAATCTTAATTGGCCATCTTCTGCACCATTAGATACATCAACTGCTTCTGCTGTTATACGAGCAAATTCTGTATCTTCTCCTGCATCATTTTGCAAATTAAAAGATATATATATTTCATCTCCATCAGCTCTAGTAGAATTTAAATTTCTAAATGTACCTACTCTGTTAGCTACAGCATTAGTTGTATTAGTAAATGTAAATGCTCCAGTAGTTGCAGCTGCACCATTACGTACATCTATTTCTGAAATACTAATCTTGTCTAATCCTTTGATACGTCTGACTTGAGAACCAGAAGTAATTTGGATATCGTATATGTCTTCATCAGCTTCAGCAAATGACCAATAGCCAGAGCTATTAGTCGTAGTAGTTGCTTCACTACTACCACCACTATCTACTAACGTAACATCAGCACTTTGTACTGCTGTACCATTATCTGAATATAAAAATCCTGCAAGGTTAATAGCCATTATAATCCTCTACTCCCTAATCTAGAATGATCTCGGTATCTTAGTGCTTCTTGTATATAGTATGTTGCATTTTCTTCTAACATATCTTCATCTATAAATATTAGTATTATACCCAATGATGCTAATTGTACTCTAGCAAGTATATCTCTAGTCTTTGTTTCTACTCCCATACCATAGTGATAATAGTTACCTTGTACATTAATAGCTAGGTCTGGAGGATTTTTAAACATAAAGTCTATAACACTCCCACCTTTATCTAACCTACCACCCATCAATGGTGATTGATAAGTAAAATCTTCGTCAACTATTTTTCCTAAATTAATTAATGTAATATAAGTAACCCATTCAGGGTAAGACCCTTCCCAAGTTGCTGGCATTTCAGGAATAGTTTGAGTTGTCATGGCTCTACTAACAGTACTTGTGACTGCCCTCTCTCATCATATCCTGTATATTCCAAACCAGATGCAGATGCTATATCTACATAGTAATTACGTGTACCACCACTATCATCTCTAAATGTAAAGTCAATTAGTTGTTGAGTTTCTATAGCTGTTACTAGATTAGCCCGTAACTGCATTGGGGTATTACCTTTATAATCTTTAGAAAAATCTACAGTAACAGTATGTCCCCATTTAACATCTAACTTTTTACGAAACGCAAACGTAGTAGATATTAAATCAGGAGTCTTTAATTTATTAGCTATACCTGCTGTACGTGCTAAATCCATTTTAAATTTAATTGATCTAAAAGAAACTCCATTTAAAACAGAAGCACTATCTCCAAAGTAATATGTTTTAATTCCTTGTGCTGCACCTACAGTGGTAGAATCAACACGACCTAATGATGTATAGCTAGTTGAATAATCAATTGCATAAGACAAATCTATTAACTCGTGGTCAGTTGCAGTAGAACCTGAAGATAATCCAGATGCTTCTATTTTAAGAGTTAATGCTAACTTATCTACTTCTACTTGTCCTGCATCAAACCAAGGGGTTTCATGTGTTGCTGTTTCACCATACTCAAAGTTTGCTACTTGAGATGGGTTAATAATATCTGCACTTAACTTAATAAAATAAATTCTGTTATTAAATACCCACCACAATCTATATTCATCATGAGCATTACTAACTAAGGTATCTAATACTCCCTGTCCATTCTCTGTAGCTTTCCATTTAGTTTGCCAGCCTACTTCATTCCATCCATATATAGCACTTAGTCCACTAGATGCTTCAATAACAGGAGAACCATGCCCATGTACAGTTGAGCTCCATTGATAACCGGGCATTGTAGTTGTATTAGATATACCAGACTCATTAGTTGCTGCCGAATCTACCATAGCAAACAATTCATTATGAGATGCATCTAACTTTTTAATAGTTCCTCTTTCATCAGAAGGTAATCCATCATCTTTATCAGGGCCAACTGTAGTTATAACAGCATTATTACTACCATTAATATATTTATATATACCTTGACCAGATGGTATGTATACTGAGTCTCTCCATCTTTTAGTTCCTGAACCATTAAACTCATGAAAAGGAAATGCTACTTCTGTTTCTATCCATCTAGCATTAGTAGCATCATGTGCAAATAAACCTACTTTAGTTGCAGCATATAAAATTAAATTACCACCTGCATCTCTAGCTATAAATAAATCTGTTACATATCCATCAGGTAAAGGTAACTGTGCATCATCTGTAGGTGTAGCATTAGGAGTAGCTGCATACCAAAGCTGTCCTGTATTATCTATACCCCATAACTTATCATTCCACCATGCTAGATACTTAACATCTTTAGTATTAGTTGCCCATGAACTACCATTGTAATAATCAAATCCAGATGTATATGCAAATATAATATAAGTTACATCTGACAATCTAATAGTTAAAATATCTGTACAATCAGTTGCTAAAGTTCTTAATGCAGAACCCCAGCTATCAGCAGCACTAGAATATTTAAATACTGTTTCATTCATAGCAACATATACTTCGTTACTATATTCTCCTAACTGTGCAGAAGATGCAGAACCACTATAACTAGATACTGCAGCAGTAGCTGTAGTTAATTCAGGTAAAACTAAATGTCGTTTGTATCTAAGCTGTGCTGTAGACCACCATGCTTTGTCTACATCTACACTACCTTCCATACGTTCTGTACCTAATCCACCTCTCCAATCAGCCCAAGATATAACAGATGCTCTTGTTTGTGAGTCTCTAGTTGTATCTCCAATAGTAACTTTAGGAGGATATAGTGATGCTAATACAGCTTGTATAGGTCTAGTAGTAGGGTAATAAACCCCATTAATAACTACTTCATTTTCTTCTATTACTTTAGTAGCCATTAAGATGCAGTCCTTACATTAGTTAACATTGGGAAAGCACGTTTATTCTGTTCAGACATACCATAATAAAATGCAGCTTGTTGTCTGTTAGCATCCGGGTCAGTAGCTGGGCTACCAGAGTTAGATGATAATGCTAAAGACGTAGCTTTATTAATAACATATCCATCATCTATTTCACACGTTGCAGTATCGCTAGTTAATAAAGCAGGTTTATCTCCACCTGTAATCTTTAATAAGTTGTAGCCTATAAAATCTACACCATCAGTAGTAAATACTATATCTTGTGCTGCTTTATCTATTCTCCACAAATTATTTGGAACATTTTTCCAAGTAATAGTATCATTAGCTACTGCTTTAATATCATCAAGCCATACAACACAAGCTCCTATATCTGCATCATACTCTAACCCTACAGATATAATTGCTGTATCAAGCTCTGGGCTAGACAGAGAGATACGTACATAAGTCCATGTGTCTGCTGATAGGGCAGGGATAGATAACGTCTCTATTGGAGACGCACAGGAGGCTGTATCATCAAGTAATATTTTCAGGTTACCAGCAGAAGTGGCAACAGTACTCTTAACCCAACACTCTAGGTAATCATATCTACTAATATCTAAACTAGTAATAGAATCAGTTGCTATGTCACCAGCACTAGCTCCTGCAGCAATAGTAAATTTATTAGCATTGCCTTGTTTCCTATCTTTAGAATCTGTAGCTACAGTAATATCAGAGTCTATAGTTTCATCAAATGCAGCGTCACAAGGATGAATACTTTTCTGTTGCACCTGATCTCTAATCTGTATTTTATTTACCATAGAAAAATTACTAGGTAAATCAAATCGTGAGTTATATCCGTTTGAGTGTATACTCAAACTTTCTAATGGATCGTATACTTGTCCTGTAACATCAAGGATTGCTTGGTTAATAAACTCATTAATAGTATCAGGATGATAATTTCTGTCCCATATTTCGTATGTATCACCAGCTGCAGTAGAAAATGATAAAGCAGGATATAAAGTTGCTCTATAAGCTGACTCTGTATAGTCGCTTATACGTCTAGTTTCTGTATTGTTACTATCAGTAACATCTGCTACAACTGCATACTTACCATTATAGTTATCGTCACCACCTTCAAATCCAATGGCATCTATAAGGGTAGTAGTTGAACCTGCATCATAAGCTGTGCCAACTTTAATAGCTCCTAGGTTATATCCAATAGATTCTCTTATTTGTTTTCTAGTTCTTTTTTGTATAACCAAGGCTCACTCCTTGTTATGTTTTAGATTTCTTCTCACTTTTACAAGAATCACACTTTGCTTGTAGCTCTGCGTTTTGTTCCTGTTGTTCTTTTAATAATCTTTCTAATGTAACAATATGTAATTGTTGTGCAGCATTAGGATTATTACTAAATACTGTATTAATATCATCAAGATTTGGTGTTATATTTTCACTTGTCAAAACTTACTCCAGAATAATATACTTTGTTATTTGTACTTTCTCTACGCTTTGCAGCGTATTTCTTAAATTCATTTATTTGTTTTCCAATATCTTTACGTTCTTCATCTGTAGGTATTTTACCTCTAGATTTAAACCGAACATCTTCTAACCATTGTTCTAATGCTTGAGCTGCCATGTCTTCTATATGTGCAGTAGACATACTTGGATCAGCTGGCACTATAGCTGTAGTAGATTGTCCTGATTCTGGATCACTAAAACTAAATGTATATAAAGTTATGGACTCTCCAGTTACTTTATTAAATCCTCCAACAGACGTGTTGGTTAACTGAGAACCTTGAGGAGTCCATAACTCTGTCATTCGGTTAGCTTCGTATGTTTAAATCTACTAATGAATATTCAGTAGTAGCACCTACGTGCATAACTCCACCAATCAAGAACTCAGCACTAGAGTCGTCAGCCATAACATCTACTGTACCATCTGTAGTAGAACCAGTCATAACATTCTTACCTAATACTACTGTTCCGTTAGTAAGTACAGCAGCAGGCCCTTTAACTTGATACCAACCATAGTAACCAGATGTCTGGTCACAAGTTGGAACACCTACTACTATTCCGTCAATATCATTTACATCCCATACTTCAACTGAACTGTAAGGACTTACAGCAATACCAACCTCAGAAGAAGTAGTAAGAGCTGTTCTTACAGAATCGCTATCATGGAAATCTATAGTAATAGTTGCACCTGTAGCAGCAGTAGAGTGATCTCTTATCTGCCATACTTGTCCTTCACCTGCAGCATCATTAACAAATACATAACCATCTACTAGGTCACCATCTGTTGCAAAATCACCTGTGAATTTACCTGAACCTGTAACAGCTGTTGATCCACCATTGGTTACAGTAATCTGTGTTGCTCCAACAGCAGCTGCAGCAGCTACAGCCAAGTCTTTAATGTGGTCAGCGTTAGGTGTTTTCATCATAGCAACTTTACCTGCTGTGACTGCTTCACCTGCTTTACCATAGTAGAAAACTCTACCATCTGGAAACTCCATTTTAGTCCCAAGTCTGTGCTTCTTACCAGAAGTAGACGCTTTATCCATTCCGGGACTGCCTTGTACGGCTACTGGAAATGCCATATTAAACCTCCTTAAGGTTTATACTAACAGGCTCTATGTCCTGCGATACTCCGATATATATATATATATTTAAAGTAACCTCGGAGTATCGGTACAGTTACTCTAAATATTTTTATTCTTCTTTGTGTCTATGTTGCATATGCATACGTAATGAAGAAGCTATCGCCTGTGGAGTTTCCCCCTTAGCTTGAAAGTCACATTGACTACAAGTATCAGACGATAACTCTTCACTCGCACGTTCTGTGCACCAACGACATTCGCACTCATTACTAGGTGGCCATGGAAATAAACCAATCTTCCTCTTAGCTAAAACATAATCAGGACTACCGGGTACATTACCCATAGAAGTACCTATCTCATCAGTAATTTCACCAGCTGAATTATAAGAAGGCTTATGCCTATATAACCTAGTTTTAGGAGGCCATTCATCAACATATTGTGCTGAAAATCCTGAAGAAATTAATTCTTGTTTTTGCTGATTCCGTTTAGTCATTTCTACCATAACTCACTCCTAGTTATTTGTTGCTAAGTCTGCTACGTCAAATGTAATACCAGCCCCTTTACTATCATCAAGTTCAAAGACTCCGTAATCGGAAGTCATGATTACTTCTGTAGCTCTAAGGGAAGCATCTCTTTGTCGTTCTGTTCTAGTTTCTACAGAGTTAAGTACAGCCATTGCACCTTTATCTGCTATTACTCCAATACCATCTCCAGAAGAATCTTCAACAATATTACCATCTTCAAAGATTGGAACACCATTAAATGGTCGTAGACCACTAAAGAAGTTTGAAAGTAAATCTGCTGTAAACCCATCAGGTATTGAGGCAGATGCAGTAGAAGCTACAGTAGCTGCTTCTTTAGAAAGATATGCTACTGCATTTGGATGATGAAGTATGTACAGTTGGCTACCAAACTTGTTTGCTTTTGCAAAAGATATACATGCTTGTACGTTTGTAGCTTTCATAAACTTAGTAGCAGCACCTAGTTTAGTACCACCATTTAAGTTTGTATAAAGAGCTAGAACATCAGTATCTTTCTTTCTAGCCATTGCGTCACCCATCTGTCGCCCAATCATAGCAAATACATTGTCAGCCATTTGACGAAGAAGTTTATCAGTAAGAATAACTTTAGAACCAACCTCGCTAGAAGTTAAATCTACAGTTGTCATTTTGATATCTTCATCATCAATGATGTCAACACCATCTACTAAGTCTGACATTTCCATCTGTCCGACTTTAGGAACAGTTACTTGTTTTGCACCTTTAGGCAAACTAAATTGTTCTATAAGTGCCATAGCTGGTGCATTATGTTCTTCTGTATATCTAGAAGTATTTATTATTATTTTCTGGGCACTATCTAAATTCCCAGTTGTTGCTGTTTGAGCCATGATAGCCCTCCTGATTATTTATTGTAATAGTTTTCTTACAGCAGCAGTTGCTTCAGGGGAACGATCTCCTGCTTGATACGCATCTATCCATTTCTGGTTAGGGTTTGTACCAGCAGTAGCAGTAGGAGAATTACTATCAAAACTCTGGGGTTGAGCCTGAGCTTTTTTTAATTCCTCTATTTCTCTTTGTTGTTTTGCAATAGTAGATTTTGTTTTAGCTATAGCTTCCATCTCGTCAGGGTTATTAGCCCTTTCTAATTCTGTGAGATCATCTATACCTAAACTATACTTTTTTGCAAAATGTACAGAGGCATTCCTTTTGGCTTGAGCAACTTCTATTTGCTGCTTTTGTTTTGCTTCAGTTTCTATCTTTTGAACCTTACCTTGAAGATGAGTCATTGTTTGATTTCTAGCTTCTGCCGGAGCTTGGCCTTCATCAATTAACTTTCTCTCCATGTCTAAGGCTTCTTGTTCAAGATTCCGAATTTGTCTCTCGTGTTCCATTTTAGCTTGTTCTTTTCGCATTTCAGCAAGCTGTTGTTCCACTTGAGCAACATCAGTATTAGGAATTGTAGGAGTTGGCGTAACCTGTGGTGTAGTAGTGGCATCAGCAGTAGGTGCAGGACTATCATCTGCAGGTGCTGGTGCATTCTGTTCTACAGGGGCAGCTTCTTCTACAGTTTCTGTAACTTCAGTAGTTTCTATATTTTCAAAATTACTAAAATTTGGACTGTCATTTGTATTTTCTGTAACCATATAATAACTCCAGATTATATTATTTTTATTTCCATATAGAGAAATCTTCTAATTTATATCCGTATTTGTCAAATGCTTGTGCCCAACCGGGTCTACTATTTAATAAATCTATTCGTGCTTCAGCTGATAAATTCATAGTTTGTACAGTTTCTGGACTTAAAACTCTTGCGAACTCTTCTGGATGTATTGTGCTAGAAATATTTCTACGTATATAAGCAAAATAATTTCTATATGAATCTCCATTAGGTAATGTTTCATTCCAAAATTTACCTTGTAATGCTTGTAATTTATCGTAGTTTAATAATCCTGTTTGAGGATCAGTTGCTTTTTCATATAATGCATACCATTGAGACATTACAAATTGTTCTGAAGAATCCTCATCATACTCTACATCATCTTGAAACATATCATATTGTTGATTTAACAATGCTTTATGTTGAGCATAATTTTCTTGTATAGCATAAAAATCTTGTCTTAATGCAGAGATACCACCTTCTGCATATTTACCTGTCCTTTGTTGGTATTTAAGTAATATAGATTCTTCTTGTGCAAATCGTATAGCATCTAAATCTTCTACAGCTGCCCAA